TTTTTGACCGACATACTTACTTTTTATCCATCTATATAAGTTTTTCTATTTCCTCGGCAAACTCGCTAATGTCTTGATTCGCCACCTTTTCGTAATCGATCATGAGATCCTTGTTTCCATAGGTTTGTGGTTGTAGCCCCACCACGGATATGGGACACGGCCAATGGGTCGTCGTGCGTTTTGCGGCCAAATATTTCTTCCGTTTTTCTTGCATCGCATTTGTATTACTTGGATGATTTTTGGGTAAGAAACACACATACTGAACCATTCTTTCTTCAAACCCGCAACTAGGATCCCCGTATTGATTTTGATGAAACACCCGACTATCCCACACCACCATCGCACCAGGTGGTACATGCAATACATGCTTTTTGTCTTGTATGCTACGCACATGATCGTGATCAATCAACTGCCAGTTTTTCTTGCTTTGAATCCCTCGTTCTTCAAAATAGGCTTCGTGCTCTTTGTGGGTGCCTTCATACACGACAAAGGTGCGTTCTTTGTTTTCGGTAAAAGAAACAAAGGCCTGATAGCATTTGAGCCCTTTGGAATCCGGTGCTTGATCCGTATGGGTCCAACAGTTGTCTTTTTTTTTACTTGTCTTGGATATATAACAACACCCATCAAACGAAACAATCAAATTATCGCATTCCCAAAGGGATTTGAATACTTGTTGCACTTTTGGACGAGTACGCACAAACCAACTGTGCCACGTGTGTCCCGCGTTATGAAACTTGTAAATGCCGTGGAAATTGATTCGTTCATGAAGAACATCGTGATTGACTATGGTTTGTTGCCATTGTTGAAAAGAGGAAACACATCTTGATACTTCATCCACATCTAATATGTTTGGAATCACACAATACCCCTTTTCTTCTAATATATATTTTATATCAGCCATTACGAACAATTGATTTATAATACATGTACTATTCTAAATCAATTTTTATGGCGTTTCATTGACCACAGCTGGTTTGGGGAGAGGTTTTGGAAGCGGTTTAGGGACCGAAGAAGAAACCGCTTTTGGAAGAGGTTTAGGGCGCGGTTTTGGAGCAGGTTTTTTCGGTTCGGCGACTTCCATCACGATAGGTTCGGGTTCGGGTTCCGATTCTTCTTCCACGACTTCTAGTACAACAGGCTTATCTTCTTTGACTTCCACCACGACGGGTACCGGTTTTGGTTTTTCTTCCGCAACTTCCACCACGAGAGGTTTCGGTTCGGGCTTCTTCCCTTCCATCTTCTTCAATTGAAACTTGGATTGGGGTGGTTTAATACTATTCTTTTGTCGAGGTGGTAAAAAACTGTATGGCATTATATTATATATTAAGATTTTATAATGTGTTGGTGTTTCTTTCGCAAAAAGAAGAGACCTTCCATAGAAATTGTCGTAACAAATGACATTTTAGAAAAGGCCAACGAAGAATGCCCCATTTGTCTGGAGCCCTTGCGCAGCGACTTGTGTATGATCACCAAACAATGTAGTCACTTTTTCCATTACGACTGTTACATACAATACGTTGATACTTGTGCGAAACAGGAAAACACAGAAGTCTATTGTCCATTGTGTAGAACCGTTCAGTCCATGAAATAATAATCCATTATACTATATGCGCCAAAGAAAAGAAAGAATCGCCCAAAAATGGAAATCCATCAAACCACATTCGCAAGTATCAAGAACAAACATGTTGCGAAAATACGGCTATTCGTGTTTTTTAGATCCCAAGAGAAAAAAGTATCCCGTGTGTAATAAATATAACGGAAAGAAAGAATGTGTGGGACATTATGCGGCACAATATTATCTCAACATCAACGCAGGGAAGTTAAAGAACAAAAGAAACAAGGTAGCCACCAAGAAAAGGAAAAAATACTTGAATTTGTTGAAAAAGTCTACCTCGTACACAAAAAAGCATTGCACAGCCCGCGAAAAAAATTGAAGGAGATTCTCTAGACAAAACAAACGTCAAAAGACAAAAGTATTTCACATAACCATGCCAACATACAAGATCACTGTTCCAACTCCCACAAAGACCATATGTATTCGCGTGAATCAGTGCAAAGATGATTCCTATGTCACATCATTTGATCCATCTTTGGCCGGACAAGTTGTTCTATTTGACACCACTGGTCTCCTCCCCAAAGACAGTATTTATTTCACAAACACTAAAAAACAGGTGATTTGGCGATCATGAACCCGTCGCCGATTCTATGGAGTCAATAAAAATATCTAACTGGGCACATGTTGTGCTACACTCCGCATACGTTTCCTTTAAATTTCTCAATCCTTGCACGCAATTCATCAAGTATGGTTTCACATCTAATTTTTTTTTCCGCCCCGATTCTTGAATCAAAACAACCGAAGACGATGTTTCTTCAATAAGATCGATCGCACACCGCACAACCATTTGGATTTTTTTCAACATTTCAATACGATTGTCTTGTCTCCACCACCGACGAACTCCCACGGGAATGACACTCGCATATTCAATATTCAAATATTGCCCCCGCGAAATCAGTTTTTCATGAATTTGAACCTTTTCTAATACTTTCAAATTGATGATGATATCCTCTACGTTCATATATGTATTCGCCAACATATAAATGTGTCTATTAAGACGAAATTAAATAATACATGCCATTAGGATAAATTCCGTATTTCGCCACCACACGCGGGTTTTCACGCGAGTTCATAATGTCTTGCATGCAATATACATTGTAATTTTTGTCCACATACCTTGAAATCCCATTGATTTCTTGTACCCACAATTGAATTTTCTCCTTTTTCTGCAACGGCTGACTTTGCTCAATGGTCCCATAATTGGCGCCTTTCATATGCGTACCGCAAAAGCAAGAATCCTCATCTTTTTGTTTCCTACTACATCGTTCGCCGTTACATTTCAAGGCGATACATCGGTTATAATCGGGCACGTTGTTTTTCACCCGCTTGCGTTTTTGGAAATCGTCTTTTTCTAATTCAAGATCCGGAAAATCATTCAGATATTGAATAAAATCATGAGTGCGGTCGCATCCACATATGCTGATTGTGGCCCCCGACTTTTGAATCCACTCCTGTAAATTCAGCTTAAACGCCTGGTTATGGTCTACGATTTTGGTGCGAATGTTTTTCTCCATTCTTTATATCCTTTTCTACACTTAATATATCGTTATGTCTTTAACTTCGTTTTGTATTCAATTTTTTAAAACAATTTAAAGACGCCATTTAGGATCCCTGTTGTTTTGGGGTGGGTTGAAGGCGACTTCTTTGTAAGGGCAACACGACAAAGAGGAAAAACATGATGGTGAACCAGACAAAATAGATGTATCCAATGTCTTTGTTCACGTCAAAGAAATCTAAGATGTGGTCTATGATCTTGAAGATGAAGAAAAACATGAAGACAAACAAGAGAAAACGTGCCATTTTGTTTAATCCCAATGCTTTGTTCCATACGTTGAATGATTTTTTTACTTTGCCTGTTATTTCTTCACCTCGCCTAAGTAGATCTTCTGCCTTACCGCACTCCTCATTTGTCTGCATTTGAACGCTTCTCATTTTCACACCATCTTCTAAAGAACCCGATTTGCTGAGTTGTTTGGACAGTAAAATTTTGTAGTCTTCACTAAGATGATTCAACGCCGCCAACTGATTATGAATATCATGAAGCAACGCCGTATTGGCAACCACTTTGGACATTGTAGTCAACGACGTCAATTGCTCTGTCAAATCACTCAGTTTTTTATATGTTTCCTGTATAGATTTTTCGTCTGCTGACATTCCTATACATTACACAGAGAATTATTTCTTCTTCTTCAACTTAATATTTTCACGAACCTCAATCGCACGATTATCCAAAATAAAATTGCACAATTTCTCTGCTTCCTCTTGATCACTATGCTCAAAATATTGGGTCAGCACGTCGTTCAAATACTTTTTGTTGATAGACTTCTTCACATTGTTTTTCGTGTATGTAAGTTGCCCACTATTGCAATCAAAACAATCAATTTCGTTGGTCTTCATCACTTCCATGAGAGACACACTCAAGTCCTTTTTTGTCTTGCGAAGTTCCCGAAGCTCTCTTCCCAAATGAGAGATTCTTTGCTCTATCTCTAACCATTGTTTTATGTTTTGAATCAACGCTTGATTGGCTTGATTGACCTGTGGTTCCATATAATGATTATGGGGAAGATTTTTTTAATTGTTTATTTTTTATGTTATAATGCCGTTTACACAAACCACTTTCTTCGTCATATACCTTACAGGAACATGGCTTTCCGTTTTTCAATGTTTGCTTACACAAATGGACAACAACATCTCGGTTTTCCACCTCTTTCTTATTTCGGTGTTGCGTACAATAGATACCACTTTTGAATACATGCGCGCTCCTAGCACATACGCAACCCTTTTTGATGCCGCTTTTATACACATATTGACAGGTCAAATAATTATTTGAAAACATGGTATAGGATTTTGGAGTGAACGACAGCGCCTCTTCATGAAACGGAATGAACAATGGAAACCATTGTCTACAATAGGGACAATAATGGTACTTGAATTTCTTTTGATTTTGCGCATAATTTTGATATAACGCACTATATTCAAAGGAATGACCACATTTCAGCGTCATCTTGTGTTGAATGGGTTGCTTCGTAATCATACATAGTGGAACGTCGTTATCCACATGATCCTCTTCTTTGGATACGATAGCATTGGTTTCTTGTTCTTCTGCCCATAATAACGCATCGCTTAATTTCATTTACAAAGAATTGTCCCATTTTTTTTATATCCTAATATTTAATAATGAAGAAATCCGAATGGGGGCCGTGTATTTGGAAGACGTTGCATGTACTAACGGTTAAAATCAAAGACGATCAATTTGAAAAACAACGAGCCAACCTCATTGAAATCATATCTAATATATGTGGCAATTTACCATGCCCGATTTGCTCGACTCACGCAAAATCTTTGCTACAAAAATACAAATTTCAACATGCGAAGACCAAAGAACTGCTCATTTTGATCCTGATCAAAATACACAACGAGGTCAATAAAAAGTTACGCAAACCGATCCAAGAGGCGAGCGTCATGAAAGAATACTACAAGACTCTGAATACACGGGAAATCATACAAGAGTATTACCGCAAAAACGTGAACATGCGTTTCGGTGAAAAAATGATGATGAACTCTTTTCATCGAAATTTGTTTCTAAACAAGTTCAAAACCTATGTACGTACCAATATTAGCGATTTTGATGAATGATTCCGCCTCCCCCTCCTCCCTCTTATCTATTTTGTCATGGTGGTGATGAGTTCTCCGTTTTTGTAGACCTTGCATTTGAACTTTTGCTCGCTTGGCATGGAACACACTTGTTTATCGGACAGGTAATCGGTGTGATACAACAAATCCGGCGAGATTTGGTTGACTATGTACGCGTAAGCACATCCCCAAGTAACCGCTATGATCACCGACAATAAAAGCATTGGTATATTGGTGCACCCTCGGTTTATTTGAATGCTTGTGTCCACGCCAATCATCAATAAGAGAGTCATGAGTAGGGGGTAATTCATCATGCTCATGATAATCATCGGAATAAACAAATACATGAACGTGAACGTGTAGACCAGCGTACCAAAAGGCACGCCTTTGTCAAAAAAGGTCTGGGGTCCAATCAAATTACATACTTTCGTTTCGTCTCCGGATATATAGAACACACTCACCAATTTTGATAACATACATAAGACTAAAACACCAATGACATATATTACCCCCTTGATGTTCGTATTAAAGATGGAATGTAGTGCGAAGAATCCAATGAGTGCGTAAGGACCAATCAAAGACATGAAATGAAAATTGGGAGAATCAAAACTTCCCGGGGACTTGAAGGAAGGGGGTTTGTCTCTGTTGGCGGCGTTTCCGTTTCTAACTCCGTTTCCATTTGATGGTGCTGCTGTTGATGCTGTTGATGCTGGTGCTGTTGGTGCTGGTCCTGCTGATGTCATACCTCTATACAATATATATAATAAATATAAATTAAATACATCGTCTTAAATTCATTATATGGGCATTCCAAGCTATTTCCATTTTCTCTTGAAAAACCATCGTTCTATTTTGACTCCAAAACAACAGGTCCGTTGCGACGACTTATTCGTTGATGCAAATTCATTAATATACGACTGTATTCATGAATTAAAAACAATCCAATCTTACGAACAAGTCTACCAAATGGTCTACGACCGGGTCCTACTTCTCATCAAAACCACCAACCCCACAAGAAAAACCTATATTTGTTTTGACGGAGTCCCTCCATTCCCTAAAATGGTGCAACAACGGCAACGTCGTTTCAAAAGTGTGCTTACGAAGCATATTTTGAATGAACCCCCGTCGTCTTCGTGGAACACGAACCACATCACACCCGGAACCACATTCATGATGGGATTGGACGAGTATCTCATTGATATGTTCAAATCCCATTCCTCCATTGTCTTTAGTGGTACAAACGAACCCATGGAAGGCGAACACAAAATCTGCAACATGATCCGCTCGGATCCCAGTGTCTACAAAGGTAAAAATATCATGATATACGGTCTAGACGCGGACCTGATCATGCTCGGTTTGCTTCTCCAAGGCGAAGAGTTCACCATTTATTTATACAAAGAGACAAAACACTTTCAATACATTTCGCATGTGGACGAGAACATGGATTATTACTTTAACGTGGATGTATTGGCAAAAGAAATCATGCATCTACTAAACCACACCGATAAAACCCAATCTATTTGCGATTATATATTCATTTGTTTCATGTGCGGAAATGATTTCATGCCACATATTCCGTGTGTCAGTATCCGAAACGACGGTATTCTTACCCTGATTGATGTTTACAAAGAAACAAACTTGCCCCTCATTGACACCAAGACACGAACCATTCAATGGAAACACTTTTACAACTTTCTACAAAAATTAGAAGAAAACGAAGACACGTATATCTTAGAAAACATCCAATGGAAACTGGATCGAAAGAAGTCGGTGCGCGCCAACACCCCCGAAGACAGACTGAATTGGTTACCGTGCATGGATACGGAAAAAGAGAAGTATCTGCGAAACCATTTAGACGAATACAATGAATACATTTTAGAGACAAATGATGTGAAAGAGTTGTGCATCAACTATTTGCAAGTATTGGAATGGACCTGGTATTACTACAATGGCGAAAATCGCAACAATCGCATCTATTATCATTACCCCTATGGGCCTCGTATCAAAGATTTGAAGCTCCATGTACCCCTCTTTAATGAGGCCAACATCATGAAAACCGACCTCACTCAACCCGATCTAGACG